GATGAAGGTCGGCTAGCCAAGTAAACAATCTCCTACAAACAACGAAGTAGCTTTTTTTTGAGTTGCCAGTTTAAAAAAAAAGGATTGATTTTATCTTACTGAGTAAAATAGCCCTAGTGCGTCTGGTTTTTTTGCCAGAATAGCCAATTTTTAAATTGAACTATTTTTTAGAAAAAAAAAGGGGGTCGCTTGGAGTCACCCAATTCACCCCTTTAAAAAATAAACATTTTTTACCGTAAAAAGAGGAAGGGGGTAGTCAATAATAACTATCCCAATAAACATGAATATGCAAATAATTATTAGCTACTTGCTTCAATATAATAATACCAATGTTTTTATTTTTATGCAAATACCTACATTCTTTTTCTGGCTTCTTGCATTTCTTTAAGCAATTGTTGCTTTAATTCATCTGTAAGTCCGTTAGCAAATGCGTTAGCTTTTGATAATGGACCATCTCCTTCTTGAGCATTAATAGATGAGATAGGTCTGGGTTTGGCATGATTTTCTTTAGCCTTGCTTCTTTCCTGTACATATTTGTCTTCTTGATAGATGCCCAACTGTTTACACATTTGGTATGCCAAGGCGTGTTGCTTATACATATCCTTTGTCTCTAATATAGCGTCAGCAAGAATAGGCTGCTGTCTTCTGAGCTCTTGCAGGTTTTCTTGAGTAACGACCTTGTCGTAATCTGGAAAGTCTCTAGCTAGCTTTATTTCGCTGGCTGATTGGGCGTTTTTGTTTTCTGATTCAGCTAATTTTTCTTCTAACAGCTTTATCTTTTTAGTTATCTTTAATAAATGCTTACCCTCTGCAAGATCTTCAGGGTTAATGTGAAAATCATCATCATCGCTTGGAGCTTCTGCTTTTTTTTCTTGGTTTTGATTAAGACTTTGAATATATTGTAGAAGCTCGTCTCGTTCTTTCTCAGCTTTCAGTGTTCTTTCTCTAAGGTTCTTAAAGTTTTCTTCTTTGTCGCTGGTTCTTATAGCCTGTTGTTCTGACTCGGCTACTGGTTCAGCCACTGATTCAGCCACTGGTTCAGGTGTTAGCTCTTGCGTATAATTAGTTTCTAGTTGTGATTCTTGAATAATTTCTTCTGCAAACATTGTAGTCTCCGTTTAAATTTCGCCGTTTTGCTTTTTACACTTTATTAACAGTTCTCCTGATGAATCTTCCAGTACATACTTTAAAAGTTCTTTTTGTTCAGGGGGAACCAATAAGGCGTTCTTGATTAGCATGTGGTATGTTTCTTTATCTGGCAAAACCCAAAGCATTTCAACCCTGTCATCTTTTGAATAATATTTATATACTACCTGATCATATTGAGGAGTAGGGCAAGACAACCTAGGAAAAAATTTGTTTCTAAAAACATTATCCATCAATCTCTCCCTCTGGGTAAGCACTATTATATAAAAATCTTGAGGCGAAAATGCTTTCTTGCCGTCTTCTTGAGCCATTTCAAAATTTTTAATAAACTCTGACTGCATAGATCTTTGTAAGTCTATAGCCGTAGCCTTTTCGGGTTCTTTTTTTTTAAGCTCTACGCTAGCTTGTCCTACCGTTTTCTTTTTTGTCTCATTTGTCAAATTATTCCCTTTTCTTTATCATCTAAGAAAGCAAGGTACATCATACAGCGCATTATAATAAAATCTCTAATAAGGATGGTTGTTAAAACGCTTGAGAATATAACAAATCTGTTAAAAAAAAACACTGTTGAAGCTATTAATAGAATGTTTTTAGTGAGCCCCATTTTTTGGGAATGGTTTTCTGAGAAAACGCATCCATGATCTATAAATATAGTTTTTAGTTTGTCTTTGTTTAATATGATCATAATAATAAAAGCGCTATGCAGCATGCTAAATATTACGGCTGGGAGCTCTAAAATAATACCTGTAGAGGCTGCGCTTTTAATGTCTGCCAGCAAGGTTATGATGATAACTGCTAGGTATGAAAACTTATCTTTAATCCTAAACATTAAGTCTTGGTTTATCATTTATTAGTCCTACAATGTGTAGCGTCGCAAATTATATTGTTATTAATGTTTATATTTTGGTTCATTCTCTCAACTGTTGTGGCTGTCTTATATCCGAGGCTAAAAGAAATTGCTAATTTTGCAGCAGCAACGATTCCTAACTCTACCACACAGAAAGATGTATTAAAAAACAGCGATAAAACTATTAAGCGACTTAAAAAAAACATAATTTTTATTTCCTAAAATTATAAACAAAGCTGTAATTTTAACAACTTTGCAAAAGTTGTATTATTTATTTTTGATAGTATTATACAATCCAACGATAATAAAAAACAAAGACAATGGAAGGACAGATGAACAAACCAGCAAAAGTAATCCCATTAATGTTATTGATGTGCTTTAGTAGTCAAGTTAAACCTGCTGATGCAGACCAGATTTCAAAACATAAGGCTGAGCTTTCCAATCGAAGAGAAGATTTGCTAAACTGCATGATCAAATATTACTTGGTTAAAGATTTTGAAGATGATCATTTTGATAATATACGCAACGCTTTCAGCAATGATTTTATTCGTAGACGGCTTATTAGCTTTTTGGCCATCACGCCTACTGAGTGTTTTGTTGATGCAAGCTCTTTGTTTGAAGGCTTACTCGATAGCCCGCTATCCAGTAATGATTTTACGCTTAGGCCTATTTTTTTAAACCCAAAATTTATTGAGATTAAAAAAAGCATCATAGAAAACGCTTACTTGCTTTTCCAAGATTGGCATAAAGCATCAAGCTTATCAAAAGATTTTGTTAAAAACCGTGACATTTTAACAGGTAACTTTCAAGCCACGCTTGCTAGGCTTACGGTATACCTACACCTGCTAAGGCTTTCAGGCAACCCAGATGATTTATACGTTAAGGCGCTTCTTCAAGTTTCAATTAATAGTCGTGATAACACCGAGCAGGAGAATAGTTATTACACAACCTCCTGCAAAAAAGCTTTTAGAGAGATTTATAATGCGTTAAAACCGTATGTTTAAAAATATAAATATCTAATCTATTAAGGACAGAGATGAATAAACAAAACAGATGTCTTACTCTTGCATTGCTGCTATCTATTAATCAATGCTACTATATTAATTCTGGGATAGGTGATCTATTTGACGGAATTAAAAACGGAATTGAGTTTTTTGAAGATACAGTTGTAGCGGGAGATGCCTTGCTTATAGAAGGAGTAGATAAGTTGAGCAAAAAAACTGGGCTTAATTTAAACATCTTAAGGCAAGTTGCTACCGGTTGTATATTTCCTGCATATATGCTGGCACCGGATGTTTATGATCAAGCCATTAAGCAGATTTCTGCTATGGGCTTTTTTGATGAAGAAAAAGAAATGATTCTTGAACTATTACACCAGATTAACAACATTCAAAACGCTGCAATGTTCAACGCTGAACAGATGGCTAATGAGTCAATAAGGATTAATATGGATCTTTATAAGCTAGGAAAACTGTTTAGAAACAGGATCCAGCACGGCAGAAATTTAGGATCAAGTTCGTTTGAAAACAATCATTTAATATCTCTTATTGAAAACTCTAAAGAACAGGCTAAGAACATGCAAAGCCAAGAAGAATTTGATTCTACAGATTTATGGATTGGTGCCGCCTTGATGATGGTGTTATTAGGCATATGCGTCTTGATGGCCTTTATTTTGCTCAGATGTACTGGAGAAGAGGCTGAAGTCTATTCAGAAAGGGTCATGGAGTTTAGACAGAATAACATTAATCGAAATGCATATAATAGCGGAGAATTGTGGTTTTGCATGGACGAAAACTTAAGAACAGCCAGTGTAGATACGTTAGCTTAATCTTAATAAAAGGATAAAAGTTATGAATAAACTATTTAAAAAACTATAACAAGAAGTGCATGAAATACGCTTAGCAGTAGAGGCAGAGGCGCTGCAGAATGTCACTTTGGAGTAATATTAAACGATGTTAAAAAAAATATTGTTAACAACAACTTTTACGGTGGCCCTAGTTGTGTGCATGCCAAACCCAATAAACCATTTTTTTTTGCCGGCTATCAATAGCGCCATAGATAAAATTTTCTCTAGGACCCCACCACCCAAAGAGAAAAGGGATGTTTGGAGTTGGAGGTGGGGCGACTTATATTCTTTTGAATAAACGTCAAAGTAAACATAGGGAGCCTACGCTCCCTATTTCTTTTTCTTTTTCATGTTTTTTATTAGATCAGCGTCTTCTTTGTATTCATGCTTGTAGCCCTTCATGTCTTCCTTAAGATGCTTGGTTACTTTTTCCTTCAGCTTTTTTATTGCATCGCTTTTAGCTTTTTTTGTTGGATATTTTTTCATCTTTTTCTTTGCTGCCATCTATTTACCTTTTATTTTTTGGTTTTGGCTGTATTCTTGTTGCGTTTTGATATCGCCTTTGCCTTAGCCCTGGCGTCTGCTTTGCTGCTAGCTCCCCATGCTTTTAAAGACAATAACAACCTGGTTGGCTTTCCCTTGGCGTCGTATTCTGGTCCAGCCATATTACCCATGCGGGCTAAAAAAGAAGCCCTTCTAGGGTTGCTACCAGACTTAACAGGTGCCTTAAGATCGGATCCAGGATTGTTTTTTTCGTATGAACGCCTTCCCTTTTCATTTAACCCCCCTTTAGGATTCTTGCCTTCCTTTCTAGTCCAGGCTGGTGCTTTATTTCGTTTCATTTATCTCCCTGTGCTATTTTTTCTTAACTGTTTTTTTAGGTTTTAACTCTGGGTATTTTTTATACACAGCATTCCGTATTCCAGCTGGATTAGGGGCGTTGTGAGCTAACTTTAACGCTGATTTGGCTCTTTTTAAAGTATTAATAGGGTATGAGCCCATAGGGGCTTTCCCTGATGGACCAGCAAACTGTTTTTTACTTACTGTTTTATACTCGCCAACATTACTGCCGCCTGGGCGCTTTTCCATTTTTTTTTCTTTTGCTTTGGTTACCTTTACGCCCTTAGCTATGGTTACTTTTTTATTCTTCATTTTGAACCTTAAAAGGGGCTTATCGCCCCTTATTTTTTTTGTTCTTAACAACAGATTTAATGCCAACGCGCTTAGCTATTTTTAAAGCCTTGCCTTTGGGTCTTACTGAAGCCGGCATTACCATTTTTCAGGGTAAGCCTGACCTCTTTTTCTTCTTTCTTTTCTCATATCGTCAGATATCTGAACATCGATACCTTTCATATCGTCGTTAAGATCATAGTTAAAATATGGTGTTGATGGATATGGTGACATTATAACGTTTTGCGGCATATTTGCAAAAGATGATCTATCGTTGAGAAACATTTTTTTGTTTTTCATGTGTGGTTCCTTATATATATATAACAACTTTATTGTCAGATATTATAAGTGTTTCTTTTAAAAAGAATAGCTCTCGATTTGCACCGAGAGCTATAAAACGATAAGACGAGATGAATAAACAGGTTAAACAATAACACCCTGTTTTAAAAAAACTAGCCTTTTTTTAAATTAAATTTTCTTGTGGCTGTTCTTGGCCTTCTTGGGCGCTATTTTGCTTGATCAGGTTAATAATCCTTTCTAGTTGATTAATATCCATATCTTCTAGCTCCTTAGCCGCTTTAACTAAATGTAAAATACCCAGCTCTCTATCTTTTTCTGCCTCTGCTCTTCTCTCTACTGCTAATGCTTGATTTTCCTGTACTCTAGAAACACGTTCTAGCCCTAGCCCTTGGTCAGCTTGTGCCCTAGCTTCAGCTAGCTTAATCTGTGATTGGATTTGTGCCATCTCTAGATTCATTCTCTGTTCTTGCACCTGAGCAGCCTGCTGTTCTTGTTTTACAGCGTTCTCCATAATCTTATTTTTATTTTGCAACGTAGATGCATCCAATAAATCTGCAGTGCTAATAGGCACACCAGCCTCTCTGAGGTGTAACATTTGAGAAAACTGCATCTGTCTTTGAGTTGCAGTATTCAGGCCGTCCTCTACAACAGCATCGTATTTACCAAAATTCTTATTAAAAAACTCAGGTGTCGGCTCTTCTTGGATTACTCTTTTTATCTTGCCCACAGAAAAGTTGTTCTGGATCGTTTCAATAAGTATATTACCTAAAAGCTTCTGAGATTGATCTAGTTGATCGAATAAAGGCTGCAATGTAGTTAAGCCTGCCCCCTGTCTTAACATAGATAGTATCCCAGCTTTGTCTCCCTCATCTGACCCTAATAACTCTTCATTAACACCAGATATCTCTTGGATCTCTCTACCCATTATTTCAGACACCTGCAAGGTGGTTGGTGGTATAGCCGGGGGAACAATAGGCTGTACATCCGTCATGTTGGCCGAAGCCTTGAGGGCTAAACCTTTACCCTGACCCTGAAGAAAAACGTCAGCAGGATCGACCAGAGCGTTTTCTTTATAAATATAACCAGAGTTTATTTGACTTTCTAGAATATCTAGTTCGATGAGCTTTCTACGGTTGTAGATAAACTGAGCATCACGGAGTCCTCTCACTACGCCCTGTATTCTGTGTTGAAAATCTACTAGCTGTGGGTTGTAATAACCAAAAACAGGTACGAATGGATATCTGTCTATGCCTAAAGGATTAGGCCCGTCATACATCACAACACCTGATACAACAATAGCTGTTTTTACTGTTGGTATTTGCTGCTCTAAGGTAGAAATCTGCGGATAAGCACGAAGATATTGTCGTAAAGAGTTTTCGTCACCGCTCCACTCCATGGTTTCCCCTGTAACTGTATCTACGACTAATGTTTGTGGTCTAAAGTCTTTATAATAAAACTCATCATAAGTTACAAGTCTTGAGTTATTATAATCATACGACTCAGGCATGTATTGAAATTTGCCATCCCTTGGCCCATATTGGCTAGCTCCTGGCAGGTTTAATATCTCATCTTTTTTATCAGGTATGAGTGAGATACACTCAGATTTTGTGAGATATGAACGTTTCCAGAGGCCGTTACAGTCAGAAAGGTCTGGTTTTCTAAAAAACGGGTCTATTAAAAACGAGTTATATGAACAATTATCTACTCTTATGTTGCCTGACACAGGGTCAGATGAATAGTCGTTCCATACCTGCAATAGATTAAGGCCTGTCACTAGGGCTCCATGAAACGAGGTTGATATTGTTTCTAATATATCATCATTATTGCACGACCAAAGCAGTGCCTTGCTGAGCTGATCTGCTGTTTTATTATTTGCATTATCTCTAGGGGTAGCTATTATGCTTTTTCGGGTCCTACGCTGATGCCCTGAAATCATATTAACTATGCGTCTGATGCGGTTAAAGTTAAAGTTTTTTCGTCGTCTTATGGGTATATTACCGTAGATCTCGTTATATAATGTTTGGTCGCCGGCTTCAAACATTGTGTCTATTGATGCCTCGCTCCAAAAGGATTGGTTTATTAAGATAGAATCGCTATAAAACGACTCCATTTTTTTTAGAATGTTATTATCTGCATCTGTTTTGTATTGAGGGTTTATATCAGGAAAAAGCATATTTTGGGCCTATTATTTTTTTTTAAAATATTAAAACAATAAGCCCAAATAACTAGTATTAATTTAGATTATACTATTTGTTGCCAGCGAAAAACGATTTGACTTTGTTATAGGCCAGACCTAGGTAGCTATAGGTTGTGTTGTATCCTATTTTTTTTATAGCATACTCAACCAGCAATCCAGCGGCGCCTATAGCGGCTGCTGCCTTGCTCAGTTCAATGACTTCTGTTTGGTTTGTTTTTAAATAGTTAAAAAACGGATCAGTGTTAAAGCTAATTGCGCTCAGAGAAGGTATTAGCATGCAAGTTAATACTAATGTTTTTATACTCTTCATTACATTCCCCTTATTTTCTAATTCTGTTTACCAAACTATAAACACTATTTTTTAAAAAGCTACTACATTTTTCCAGCACAGACTCTTCCCACGGGTTCACTTCTAGCTCCACCAGAAGATGATCTGTCAGTAGCGCAATACCCGCGATGGTAACTGTCATAGATAATGAATGCTTGAACTCGTCTAGATAGCTATCACATTTTTTTATTGGCGTTTCTTCTGGTATAATTTCGTCATCACCAGAAGCAAAGCTTGGGGCTGATAAAGTAAGCATCATTAACAATAATATATTTTTTTTAAATTTCATTTTTTTCCTAATTAGTTTAGCTAAACTTAATTTTTATCTGGCTGATCTATCAAATTATCTAACAAGTGGTCAGCCATTCTTTGAATTTTTGCTTCTAAATAAGCGAAACCTATTATAACGAAAACAGCTTTAACAATGCTTACTGTTTGGCTGTTGCATCGATCTGCTCTAATAAACGTTGATTTTAAGCTGGCTGCATTCATCGATGATGACATGATCATAAAAGCAAGTAATAACTTTTTTTTCATATTCTCCTTATCTATTTATTGTAAGCTGCTTCTAATAAAGCTGAAGCTGTAAGTGTATTTGATATTTTACTTATTTCATCCAAGCAAATTTTATCTAAATGATATTGTTTATTATGTACGTTAATAGCTTTTTTAAGATCCGATGGCAAGTATCTTAAATCTTCAATACATCTGTAATTATTATGTATGTTTTCTTGAAATACGGAGTTAAGTGCTAACTTAAGTCTGCTTTTCATAAAACTAAGATCATTATAATGTAATGCAGCCCTATTTGGGTTTTTTATACCCTCTAGGGTGTTTCTAGTAATTTTAGTTCTGAGGTGGGCCCTTACGATCGGATGACAATCCTCAACGGCAGAATCTGCCAAGACGGCTCTTAATGCGTAATCATTTTTAGTGGTCGATAACAATGGAAAAATGCTCAATATTATAAACTTTTTAATTATCTTCATCGTTTAGCCTATATGGTTCACCATGTTTATCTATTACCATTTTATGATCGTGATATATTTTTTTGTGTCTTTTTTTTCTATATAGATCCCATTCTTGCCTATTGATAGCAGGATTATTGTCGGCTAAATCCGGAATAGCAGATTTTCTATGAACTACTATAGGCTTTAGTTTAAACACTCGATCATGTTTTTTGTATCTGGGTATGCTTGGCACTTCAACACCTAATTCATCACGGTTGTTTGCTCTCTCGGCGCCGAACGAATTAATATGAATATTTTTTAAGATTAAATTTTTCATAATCTGTTCATGCATCGTTGTTTGGTGTACTACCGGTTGCTTGTTTCTTTGAAACCAGCTTACAAGATTGCCAAAAAAACTAAAAACTGGGATGGTTAAAGTTACCAATAAATATAGTTTATTCATAATCTCATCTACTTATCTATACAAACATCTCTCTGGTGGCAACTCGAAAGGGTTGTCTTCCCTTGATTCGCCATAAAGTGTATTATAATATCTTTTTTTAAGCTCTTCAGAAGAACTTAAGCTATCGCTTATCTTACCTAAAGAAATAGCCATATATCTAAACGCATCACAAGCATGACTATTTTTATCGTGTAATGGCTTATCTTTAAAAACCTGCCGTTTTTCGTCAAACTCTGCCCTATAATTCTCTAGGCTGCTGATTAACTGCTTACAGCTTTTATTTATTAAAGTTCTACTCAAAAGCGATCTTGAACTTTCTATGCCGTCCATTATAGATAAATGTGGTGCTGTTGTAAAATTTATTCCAAAATTAGCTGCTTGCTCTAGCCGCGTTAGACCACTACCAAACTCTTTCACTTGAATATCGTGTGGGGCAACATGGTATCCATAATTATAATTTTTTTGTTTTAAAACGTTTACATAATGCTCTAAACCTTGGCCGGAGTTTTCATAATAATCTAATATATAAATCTTGTTATGAATTACTTGATAAAAAATAATGCTCGTAGCATCTCTCACTCCTATGTCCCATGCTGTATTAACTAACAAACTACTATCAGCATAAAGATCTGTGATTCTCCCCTCTGAGTGTAATTTTTCCATCGCAATACCAAAAAAAGAGCCTGAATACACACCTTCAAAAGAACAATAATATTCTTGCTGAGACAGTTTTTCGGTCATCACGTTTTGGTCTATATCCTTTTGAATATCCTCTTCAGATATATGCTGAGTATCTTTAACGGTTAACAGTTCGCTAAACCATTCTTCTGGATGCATTTTTGCTATTTGATAAAGATCATAAAAATGATTGCGCCCCCTAGGGGTTGATATGAAAAGACACCAGCCGTCAGAAGCCAATAATATTGGTTTAATAAGCTGATAAACTAAAGGTGAATCTAATAATGCAAATTCGCTAAATATCGCAGCATGGATATTAACGCCCACTAAACGGTCAGGATTATCGGCACCAACCAACTGCAACTGACTACCGTTTTTAAAAGTTATTTTTAGATGTGTGCTGTTTTTTGAAAGCACTAATTCGTCCGGTATATAATAATCGATTATCCGATTCCCAGAGATATCTAATGCTTCATAGATAATTTTTCTGGCCATACTGTAAGTTGGATAAACCATAAAAATGGTTTGCTTTTGCCTAAGGCAAGAGCGTAAAGCAAGGTTAAATGCAACTATATCTTTTCCCGAACGCCGAGGCCACACTAATATTGATTTTTTATATCCTTTATTTTCTATAGCATGCAAAGCATTGAGTTGATAATCCCTCGGTTTAAACTTATCTAAAAAAACGTCCATCAGTTCTTCTTTTTTCTCATGCTATTTTGCATCGCCACTTCTTCTGGAGTTGGTTTGGGCAGGGGAAACTTTTCCATATGGACAACGATTTGCTGGTCAGATTTTTCTGTTTGTTTCAATTCGGATTCAAACCGAAACTGATCTCTATATTCGTCTATATATTGGGCTAAATTTTTGTTAGCTATGCTGTGTATTTCACCCCTAAATATTAACTGCTCACGTCTTTCACCGATAGATGATTTAGCATAATCACATGCTACTTTAAGATTGGGGTGTGCTTGCAAGAGAGTATGCCAAATTTTAAAATCTATACCCCTACATTTATAAAAATAAGACAAATTTTTGGTATTATTTGGATCATTTGCATACTCTAAAAGATCATCTATAAGCTGATTTATAAATATGTCTGTAGCATCATTCTTAGCCGTCAAATAAATTTCATTTTGCTTAACTAAACGGTCAAGATCTTCGGCTGAAACTTTAAATTTTTTTGAGTCAGATGCGCTCAAAACACGCTTATAAAGCTTTGAAACAGTGTTTATCTTGTTTTTTTGCTTGGTATTTCTAATATTTTTAATATCTGGCATTATGGATTATAACTTTCATCAAATAATGACACAACAATCTTACCATGCTCATTTTGTGAGTAAAGTTTTGAGCTATTTATGGATATAATATTATTTTCTTTAAAACTATCGCCACTCAAGGCTGACACTAATGTGTGGTTCATCTCATTTAAATTTGGTTTAAACAAATGGTATACTCTGCTTGCTGCCGATAGCCTTGGCATATAATAAAGAACATGTAAAGATATGGGAAAGTTAAATTTCATGTTACTAAGCTTATTAGCTACTGATATCCTTAATGCCATAAATTTGAGTCTTAATTCGTTACACACGTTCTTAGAATATCGTGATGTTGCAAAGGGGTCTAAATTTAATGTGAAAGCTAATATAGGCTTTTTAGATATTGCTCTAAACAATCTTTGTTTGGAACGATTTAGTTTTTCGTTTAATAAATTAAATTCTTCTTCTATTAGAACATCATCTATCACAGCAGTAACCCCCTGAATAAATTTTGTCAGTATTATAGAATTATTATCTAATAAGGTCAATTTCTATTGGTATAGCATCATTAAACTGGCATGACTGAAAAAGGTCAGCAAAATAGTTAAGCTTATCTGCCGACATAGAAGGGTAGCATCTTTTTAAAACATTAAGATGAAAGCTTGCTCTGGCTGTTAAGGGCCGTCTATATTTAACACATTGCTTAAAGTAATAAACCTTGAGCTTTTGTTTAGTCAACCGCTCTAAGACCTCTTCAACCCTGCGAGCTGATTCATTATGCTCTTCAGTAACATCATCTTGGGTTAATAATATAATATCAGTGCCCAATATTTCACCACCATAAAACGAAAGCATTCTTGGCATATCTAAAACATCATGCCAATTTTGCTTTGTAATTTTAAGATTAACCTTTTGTAATACCTCTTCTCTATGTTTACATTTGGGGCAACGATAATAATCCACACTTTTTAAATTATCTGGGGTACACCAGTCAGTATTTTTACGTGGGGTTTTTTCGCTAGATGATGGTATTCTTTGAGCACAATTTTGAAGCCTATGGACATTTGCTTTTTTTTTGTCCATGGGAAAACCGTCATTAGGACAGTACATAAATATCACTATAAAACCTCTAACTGTTTATTCATCATAATTTTTAACTAAGTCAGCCAATACTTTTTACCATTTTCAATATGCTGCTTTTTTAAACGCTCTAGGTCAGCTAAAGTCCTGCCAGGTTCGCTCCCGTCAAAATAATACTGGCCCATCTTACAAAGTTTTAATACAACCTGAATATTATTTAGGTCTGGTAGTTTAGAACGTTCTTCCTCTGATATACATTTTGAAAACCGTTTCCAAGTTAACGTTACAAGATCTATTATGTAAAGGTCAAATGAACGTTCAAATGTGGAGATAGTTCCAGTAAAGTCACGTTCAAATTCCAAATGCTTTTGAAGACAGTCATATGCCATACCAAATTCTCGTTCAGCTTGCACCATAAATGCTTCACAAAGCCTACAACATACACCCTCAACCTTTGGCTTGGCAATGTAGCATAATTGTCGTTCTAGCGACTTATGATTGGTAAGTGTCAAGCAACAACCATTATCGATGCTAGCCGGAACATCCATTTCACTATCTTTTCTCTCAGGAAACTTTGCACATTGGGTTAAACATATGCGCTTATACTGCTGACAGCAATCGTTATCAAACTTTTTGATTTTGCTTAACCTCTCTGCACGCAATTTCCCAGTCCATTTATGCACGAGCTCCCTGTCTCTTCCACCGAGCTGCTCATATCCACTATAATCATATCTACCGTTATTAAGCGTTAAATTACTCATCAAAAATGAACCACATTCACCGCTATGTGTCTCACAATAAGGCTTGATGCCAGCACATATTCTGACTCGACCCTTACACAAACCCTCTTGGTAGTTTGAAATCGGTTTTATGGTCGAGATACATTGGTTTTTACAACTTAAAAACGAACCATATTTCGAACGATCGGCCTGTAGCTCTAACCCACATTCTCTACAACACCTCCGCCCTGTCCCCATGTAAATAAACGGCTTTTGCTGCTGCCGGTAAGCGGAAGGATTTGCCCTAATGCACTCAGGGGCGTTAGAACAGCTTATTTCTAAATTTTCAATAAAAAGCTCGCCGCGACATTTACATTGACCTAAGAGGATCCTAGACCCATCATAGCCTTCTGCCTTAAACTCAACAACACCAGACATACGACAACCATAAAAATAATTATCACATATCAACCCTTTATTAACAACAGCTAAAGGGGCTCCACATTTGCATAAGCCTAAAGAAAGCTGTGGCCCGCCGCCGGCCCCCACCTTCTTCTCTGAACCTACACCTTCGGGCTGATCTATTGAAAGACCAGCCTTACTTGCCAACGCTATAACTCGACTTGCCGCTCTAGCGACGTCTTTTAAAACAGCCTCCATATCTTTTGAATCTAAGCCTTTATCCTGCTTATTTTCTGGCGGCACTGGCACATTTTTGGCATCTTTTACACCAAAATTTTCTGCATAAAAATTTATCATCTCTGATTCTTCCTTGAAATCTTGCTTAGCTAATCTAATATATTCACTCAATTCTCCTTCTGGTACCCAAAAAAAACATCTTTTTTCATCTGATGCATTATTAAACGAACAAGCATAAAAATAACCATACTTGCCCTTGTTTTTCCAAACAACACCTCCACATCTACAATAACATACAAATTTACCCCTGACTCTATTATCAACACCCCTTTTTAAGGTCATTGAAGCACCCCCATTATCAACTCGACTTCCACCACTAAATTTACCCTGAAATTTCAAATCCTTCCCAAATAATGAAATATCTGTATCTGTTACTTTATTTTTAATAAATAAAGAACTAGGGGAACTACTACTACTCTGTACGACATCTATATAATCACACACTAAACTACTATTATCTAAATCACAATCAATAAAATCATTTAATTTTTTTTTTAAGATAACAGAGTAGTAAAAATGTTTGCTGACACATGGTTTAATTTTTATATTACCAGCAAGCCTATCCCCAACCCTATCTACACTAGTGACAGTTATAAGAAAACCAGCAGCATGCAGAGTTTTATTAAGCCTCTGGATGGTTCTAGTCGAGAGAGAATCTCTTTTAAGCCTCTGGGCTAAACAGGTAGCTATATAATTTTGGTTGCGATTTACCCACCCACCTTCTGCATTACGACTGCTGTGGCTAAACCAAAGATACAATTTTAAAAGCTCTTTGGCTGAATTATGTAGCTTGTTATAAGCATCTTCAACTTGTTTTCTTGTTCTAAGTTTACGTGTTTGAAACCTAACAAGATCACAATTTTCTGAAACATATTTAAGACCGAGGTGTTTTTCAGATGATACAACAACAGATAGAAATCTTTGCCTGTAAGCGTCAACCATTCTTCTGCCTGAGCTACGTACAGACTGACATACAAACTTAGGCTTTTTCTTACGAGTAACAGAGGAGGATTCCTCCTCCTCAAAGATATCATCAAAACTCTCAGATGGCCTTTCCTTACGGCGGGGGCTTGATGAGCCTTTTCGCTCGGTAGGTTTTTCTATAGAGAGAGTTAAGATTTCTCCTAAACTTCTGAAAGCCATATCGTCCTGTATCGGTTTAAACATCTCTAATACATTGGCCTCTTTTTGAGGCCAACTACAATAAAACTATCAACAGCTTCTAGTTGATAACTACAATATTATTATACCATATCAATTTGACTTTAGCAACCATTGACAATATCATCTGCTTGAAGGAGACTGGTATGAGTGAACTTTTTATAATCCATTTTTTAACTTTAAATATTTTTTACTGGGTAGCTTTTTTTGTTAAAGATCTCCAAGATTTCATTTTTAACATTATATGCCTAACCATCATCTTTATGCTAATTAACTTTACATGCGAATTTTTAAATGTTATATAATTAATGTCTAATAACTCCAAGATTAATAATTAGACTGTAGTAAATTACCCCTGTGTGTTTTTTAGTTGACACGCAGGGGTAATTTATTTAGTATATCTAAGTTAGCCCGTAAAAGGGGTAATGGAATATCTAAGAGGGTGGTCAAAATGTCCACCCTTTAAAGCTCTTCATATAGCTTATTAATTATAAACATATGCTCCCCTGACGGTTTTTTCACAACCCTATTCATCCATCGACTAAGAGTTTGCCTTGAAACACCTATCCTTAAAGCTAAATCTTTTTGACTAATATTTAAGGATCTTTTAATTTGTATTAATTTTTCTATAATTTCCATAATTCTTTTGACATTTAAGTTTACATCTGTTACATTATTGTTGTAAGCATATATACAAAGTTAACATAATTAAACAAAAAGGTAAAAACATGTTTATTTTAAGAGAAGAACTCTTTAATGTTGAAGCTGAATGGGAAGCTATTGCTAAGAATTTAAAATCAGAGAGCCCTGAGGAGTTGTTTATTGGTCATTATACATTATCGGTTGAGTTTGCGACGGGCCAAACATTCATGTTACCTAAGTTTTTAGTATGGATGAAGGGTGAAAAAATAGGTATTAACTATAATGCTTTAGATAGCTGTAGCCAAATGCTTTTCTTTGAAGAAGGGGATGATTTTATAAAACAAAAAATACAAGAATTTAGTTCATCAATGATTAATATGCACATTACCAAAGAAACTAAAGAATATAATAATTAATTAAATGAAGAGTAATAATGATTTGTACAATATGCGAGTCAAGAAACCCGCATAAAATTTTATTGTGTAGAGACTGTAAGGAGCTACCAGCTTCTGAAATAAAATTAAAAATTAATATATTAAAAAACAAAAGTGAAAATTATTATGATGACCGAGAATAAACCCGAGTTAAAAAGACCATATTTTTTAACAGAAATTCAATCACCAGAAATAGATAAAATAGCACTTGCTCTAAGCAAAGCTCAATCTAATTTTGAGGTAGCATCTAAAAATAAAGACAACCCTTATTATAAAAGCTCATTTTCAGATCTCAGTGAACTCATTAAAAGCTCCCGTAAATATCTCACAGAGAATAGCTTATCTCTTAGTAGCATGGTATATGAAGATGATAACAAATATTTAATAATGCAGGTAACACATTCTAGCGGCCAATTCTTCAGGAGCATTAAAATTTTAAACCCGGTTAAACCAGATATCCAAAGCTTTAGCGCTTATTTATCCTATGCTCAACGAATCCTATACAGCAAGCTATTATGCTTATCATCCTCAGACGATGACGGTGAGTCTGAAAGAATAGCCCTCCAAGAAAATTATAAAGCATCTCAGCCACCAGTAACTGAAAAAATAAGCTCAGATCAGCTTAAGGTTCTGCTTCAAGAGATTAAAAATAATGAGACTTTAATACAGGGCATTAAAGATGCTTATAAGATTTCATGCCTATCTAAAATACCAAAAAGCGAATTTAATAAAGTGTATAATCGATTAAAAGAGCTTAGGAACGCTTAAACAAAAAAAAAGGGGAGTAGTATGAAAAAAATAGTAATAGATAATAATAAAAGTTTTGAACCAGGCTCAAACTTTAAAGCACCCTATGGATCTCAACTTCATGTCGTACAAGAAGATGCTACAGGGTCTTTCTTTTTGTATCTTCAAACTAATCACGACGAATCTAGACCCACATGGGAGTTCTGTGGCTATTATATAGACAATATATACGAACAAAGAGCCATTAATAATTATGTTAAAAAAAAGCTCGAATCAGTTCAGACATTTGAATCTTAACCAAAATATGCTATAATAAATACTCTGATACCAGAGAAGTATATTTTTTCATATATATTACCTTGTAAGGAGCTGCCTAGCAGCTCCTAAGCTAAAAACAGGATTTTGGTTTGTTACAAAAAAATTTGAAAATGCTGCCATAAAGCGATGGATAAACTTTAATAAATATTATCATCAAAGTATCTTTCTTTAGACGCTATTATTTCAGCAGCCTCAATTAACTTTTCTGGATCATAAATCATTGGTGTTTTAATCTCAAACAATGAGCCGTCTATTTCAATAGTATAGACTGTAAAAGATTTTAATTTAGACACTAGTTCACCTTTTTAAAAAGTATAATATACACACAGGGAAATAAATGACAATCAAAACAACTATTTTTTTAGCAGCATTATCATTAACAGTTTTAGGTCAAGAAAAAATTCATTTACCCAGAAATAAACATGCAAACAATAAAAAAAAGGCTTGCTGTGTTAAATAAAAGCTCAAATATGTCTTCTTGATTTAATATTAAAAAAAGTTATGGTCTTTTAAATGGTGAAAAATTTATGGTGACCGAAGAAAAAATTGATCATGTGTTAAATTTATATAAAAATAAATATGTAGGTGCTTATGAAACTCACATTGTTAATAATGGCTAGCTCTCTTCTTTTCGCGCCAAGAGGTAATTACGTCGTCGAGCGTAAAAAGATAATTAAAAGGCATTTACAGCCCTCCTCTGTTTCAGTAAAAACATTGTCTCGCTCTAATTCAGTATCTATAAATAGCTCTCCAAAAGAATTTAGTGATGACCCACCTAGCTATAGTAGACTAACTTTCAGGAAAAATTCGCCTGACAGGGGATGCCTTTATATCCTATTGACCCCCTTAAGGTTTATTAAAAATAAATTATGAAGAAATTAAGGTTTATTAAAAATAAATTATGAAGAAATTTATGATAATACCAGTTGTTTTTTTTAACATGTCTACGTGCATGCTTCAAAACCTAGTAAATAACGCTAAAGATCGCGCAGAAATCATTAAAAATTCAGGGAAAACAGCATTAAGTAAAATAGCCACTCCAAAATATAGCCACCCCCCCTTAAAAAATAGATCTCTCTCCTCACATTCACCCCCAGATCACAAGATTATAGATAAAAAAGATACTTCTATAAAGTCTTTTGATCATAGCTTTAAAGAAATAATTCCACCAAATATAACTAGAAGCCCACATTCGCAGATAAAATTGCATGCTGATAGGGTAATTAAAAGCAATAGGCAAGATAAAATTAAAGAGGTTCTGGCAACTGGGATTATTATTGGTTTAAGCAAAATCGATTATTGTTGGTTGTATCAAACAATCAAAAATTTCTTTAAATCTGAAACAAGAACAAATGAGGCTTAGTCAACAGACTAAGCCCTTTATCTACATCCTATAAGCACCTGCTATATACAGATGACTGTTATTATTAAAATCAGTATTATCTAATGTTGAAAATGCATCATTGTTTTTTTCAACTTTTATGTCTATCGTAGACCCATTAATCATTGCTACAATCGTTGTTGATCCAGTTAAATCGACCCGCTCAAACGCAATAGGTGCGATTGTATTATTGTTAACAGTCGAATAAGGCAGACCAGTGATAGTTGCCGCGCCAGTAGATGAACCCTTATTAGTTAGAGCAATATCAATAGAATAAAATAAAATACTATCTACAATAGTATAAAAACCGTTATAGGTACCCACCATGCCCACGCTATTACCACCAAATTTTAGCGCAGGTATAAAAACACCTTGCTCATACCTTAAGCCATTGACTATACCACTCATACTTGATACCCAACAGTAACATATACAGAACCAATAGTAGGTGTTCCCACTCTTTTTACATAAATCTTAGTCCCTTTCCTAATAGATAAGCTAGACCCCTCTTTACTTCTATTTGCATTACAATCAATATTGTAAACACCATTAGCTGTCAATATGAAATGATCTTTGATCCCATCGAAACTAAACATTAATGGCTGGTTAGTTAAATTTTGGACTGTCAATAATGTAACAGGGTGATCTAACGAATCACCTATAGCAGTATAACCTGCAACAATATTACCAAACGCCAAAGACCTTATAGCCTCAAACTTTAAAATAATACTTAAGCTCATAATTATCCCTTACTGTTTTTAATATCACTAAATATACCTTCATATACTATGCGAAAGGCGTCTTTAAAATCCTCCTCATTGCACACAGTAGGCACCGTGAAGGTAAATAGTTGATCGTCTATATTTACTTCGATCTTCGTGTAACGTCGTTCGTTTTTCATTATTGCTCCAATAGAGGGGCGAAGCCCCCTTGTGATTATGCTAATTTAGCTTTAAGCTCTTCGACTTCTTTTTTCAGTTTTTGTAATTCGTTAAGAAGTAACACTGGAAGCTCATGGTATTTTATAGTTTCTGGTTGATCATCTT